GCGGTTTCGTAGTCCAGTAATTTGGCGATCTGAATCTGGTTGCCGACGATCTTGAACCTGCCGCCCGCATCGTTGACCAAACTGAACGTCGGAGCGCCGGTATAATAATTCTGGATTTCAAGCGTGCCGACGACGGCTCCAACCGGGGCACCTTCCGAGACTGAGCTTGTGGACAGAACGGTGACCGGAGGATTTTGCATCCCGGAGTAGTCGAAGATGATCTCGGTGTGCGCTGGCTTCCAGCGGTTCAGCAAGCACTCAAGGTCGTCGGCGGTGCCGATGCGCAGATGCGGATCGATGCCGGTTTGCCCCGACGTGACACGAAACCAAATCAGCTTGGCGTCTTGAACATGCACGGTCCAATAGAAGCGATTGCTTTCAGGACCAAGCCCGTACTGCGGCCACTCCGACAGCTCGCCTTCCTTGACGTAGGCGTCGCCGTTTGCGTCCATAATCGGGTTGCCCCACTCATTACGCATGGGCGGGTTGGGCGCACCAGCGGCACCGTAGACGCGCGAGTCGCCGACGCGGTCCATGCCGACAACCCAAACCCGGTACTCGGTGATGGTGATCGTGTAGCCAAGCAGCGCCGCGACATCGATATAAAACTGGCGCGACTGGCCGCCAATCATCGTCATCCGCCGCATCAATTCTGCGATGCGCTCGCCGTAGTTCTGCGGCTCGGTGTAGCAAGGATCGGGCAGGCCCCAGTTGCGCTCCCAATCCGGCAACAGCTCGACGGTGTAGCGCGGGTCGCTCTCGCGCTCCAACAGGTCGGCGGCGCGGCTGTCAACGAAGCCCCAATATTCAGCGAGACCCCTGCAAGCTAGATCGAGCGTCGAGCCGGGATACTTCGGCCACGCCTGCCCCTGCGGGAGCAAGCTCAAAAACGCAGTGCCGTAGTCTTGACCGAGACGACGGAGGTGGCGGTCGCTCATGGCACTGGGTCCGGTGTCTCTTCAAACAACAGCGTGCCAAGCACGGCCATGTGGCCAAGGCTCGGCATGACGTAGTCGTCCGTTGTCACCAGATGGAATGTTTTCACGTTGGGCGCGGACATGATCGCAAACGACACCCACGCCGCGTAGATCGTCGCGCCCGGAGCTGCGTTTGCGTGCAGCATGGAGCGGATGCTCGCCTCGACCGCTCCCATCGCGGTTGCGGGCATGAGGTCGAGGATGGTGATGTCGATGAACTGTTTGATCGGCGCGAGGACGTAGCTGTCCTTGACCGTCACCGGCCTCATGATGTCGATGTAATCCTTGACCGCAATGATGTCCTGCGGCTCAGGCCAGCCGTCGTCCGCAGCGCGCATCTCATCCATCAAAAATCGGACCGTGATGGTGCCGGGGCCCTGCTCTGGCTTGGCCCACGCGCGCGTGACGCCGGGGACTGCGAGCGCCCATGTGACGTAGTCGGCCTGCGCGCCACCCATCGGCGGATTTTGGATACGCTGCAGAATGCGGGTGCGCAGATCGTCGTCGTTCTCGACCTCGACGCCACCCGTGAGGTTGACGACCTCGACGGAGTCAACGCCGGGGGAGACGGTAGCCATCGTCATAAACTCACCGGGCTCCATATTCCCGGCTTGCCCGACAGTGATGGATCGCACCGGCCCCTCAGTCGGCACGGTGCCGATAGTGACCTCTGCGGTTGTCTCGTAATCAGCAGTCCCGCCGGTCAGCCGCGCTCCCAGCGCGATGACGGTGCCGGTCTCCCCGGTAAACAGCACCGTGCCAGCGGCAAAGGTTGCCTGCTTGCGGCCAATGCTGCCGTCCGAATTTTTTAGCCAGATCGCCCCATGCCGGTCGAGCCACTCGGTTTCGGCGGTGTCCGGGAGAAGTTGCAGTGACAACCAGTCAACGTACTGCAGCGTCAGATGGCACAGCCCGCCCTGCGCATCGGACAGAACGCGCAAGACAGAGTTGGGCACGCTCGCGTCCGCGCCCGGTAAACTGGCCCGGATGTTATCGCGGACGAGACCGCGAACTTCTTTAAGGGTGGGGGTTGTCCACGGCACTGGATCAGGCCCTTTCGATGTCGTCCCAGAGAACTTGGAAGCGCAGCTCAACCGGACGCTTCGGCCCGCGATAGAGTATCACCACGGCCCCGACTTGCTCGACGCCATCGCGCCACGCCTCCACGTCGAAGCTGGTCGCGATCAGGTTATCCACAAACGGCTGGATCGCCTCGCTGATGTACTGCTCGACGCGGGTGATGGTTGCGCCTTCGGGGTCTTCCGGCCCGGAGATTTTGGCGCGCTTGAGCAGCCAGAGCTTGGTGCCGATGGGCCAGCCGTTGAACAGCTCCTCGGCGTCCATGTCGCCCCACCACCCGGCCCGGTCGGTCGAGTCCGGGTCAGGCAGAACGTCGTTTGGCGACGCGAGCCGGTCGGTGCCGAGAGCAACGATCACCGCCGTCGCTAGTGCCTGCGAATCGTCCAGCGTGCCGTCATCCAGCAACAGCCAGTCGATGGGGATCGAATATCTGGGAAAGGTCTCCGGGCTCTGGAGCAGTCTGATGTCAGGCATTTACAGCCTCGCCTCAAGCGCGGCGATGCGGGCCTCAAGCGCCGCGATCTGTGCGTCGCGCGCCGCAAGCGGTGCCATGTCCAGCGATGTCGGTGGCCCCGGCAACGGTGCTTTGACCAGCACTGCGCCGCTGCCTGATTGTTTGGTGGTCTTGCCGAGACCGCCGTTGACGCCGTAGACCGGATGATCGGCGTCCTCGCTGCCCAACTTGACCTCGCCGATAAAAACCCACCGGCTCGCATCCTTGTCGTAGTAACCCACGACATTATCGCCGCTGCGAAACTCGATGCGCTTCTTGGTGGTCCGCATCTCGGTGTTGATCGACTCGCCTTCGTGCTTGTGGTTCTCTCTTTCCTGCCGGTCTTGGTCCTCCTGCGCCGCCAGTTGCTCGACGGTCCACGTCTCCCGCTCCTTAAAATCCTTTTGCGTCGGGCGCTTCTGCTTCTTCTTCTCGACGTGGCGGACCGAGACGTAGCGGTCAGCTTTCTTGCCCTCGCCGTCCTCGCCGTCGTGCGACAACATGGCCAAGAATCCGCGCCGCATCAGCGTCATCTGGCCGATGTCGTCGTACTGCGCGTTCTCGCCGCCCTTCAAACCCATCGGCCTGAAGCGCCGGTCGTCCATCACGGCTGCGACCGGGAAGCCACGACTGCCTCCCAAGAAGTTGATGTAGGCCTCGCCTTTAGCACGACGGAGCTGAAGCCGTAGTTCTGCGGGCTCTCGATCTTCTCGCGGTTCTCGCCGCCCAAGAACGCGCCCTTCATTTCCTGCATCATTTTTGTATCGGTGACCTCGCCAACCAGCGCGCGAGCGCCTGACGCGACGTAGCCGACGAAGGCTTGTTGCAGTGGATTTTGTCGATGCATGGTTTCCTCAGTAAGTGATGCCGCTGTGAATGGCTTGGTTTTCGGCGTTCTGTCGCGCTTGATCCTTTGCTTCTTCCTGCAACCTCTTCTGCTCGTCCTGTGAGGTTGGGTCTGGCGTCACGGTCCCCGCCGCTGGCGGATGAAGCCTGTAGAGCTGGTCGCCAATCATCCACGGCAGGACGCATTCCAGCAGGGTTATTGTGCCGCCCTTGCTGTCCTGCGTGAACGTCGCGGTCTTGATCTTCATGCCAAGATTAACCGGGACCATCGGCGAATGGATCGCGACGTTGTCGCCGCAGCGCCACAGATTTTTACCGTCTCGCAGCCAACCCTGCACTGTGACATGGCAAGTGAGCTGTGTGCCGTCCCGCTGCAGCGCCTCGTAGTTGATCCGCTTCTGCGCCTCCGCTGGTGTCTCGTTCGGATGCTCGGTGACGTATTCAAGCATGCGGGGGATGTTCTTAGCGCCGTAGGCCCTGACCCGAATATCGGCGACCGCATTCATCGACCTGTTCTCTTCCACCCTGAATTGCCCGGTCAGTTTGTAGATGCCGTACATCTGCTCGATGGAGAAGACTGCCTGCATCTTCAGGATGTTTTTGCCCTCGATCAGCTCCTGATTGACGCCGAAGGCGTGCTGGCCGATCAGCAGCAAATTACCGTAATGATCTGAGCCAAGCGTCGCGTTTTTCTCGCGCGCGACCATGTCAAGAAAATCCCACACCAGCTCGCCCGGTTTCGACTGCATCACCGGGAACGGCACCGGGTCTGTCACGCCGATGATCTCGCCGCTTGCGCCAACGGATGCGATCACCTTGTTGAAAATCTGAGCAACAGTCATATTGTCGAATTTGTTTTGGTTGTTCTCGCTCGGGACACTCGACGTTGCCCCCAACCACTGCATGCCGACGCCAGACAGTTGAACGCCGTGCTCCATCGCCGAATACGCGACCTGCCGCTGCGTGATGATGCCGGTTACCGCAAGCGCGCCACCGAGAAGGATCGTGCAGCGGTCGGTCGGTTTGAATTGCAGCTTGGCGTAATCGAATGGCTGCTCCGCGCCTTCGGCGGCGCTGAACCGGAATGTCGGCCAGCCGCCCTGCCATCGGTGCTGGACGTAAACCGTTTCCCAGTCATGGAAGACCATGCTGCCAACTTTAAGAACGGCAACCTCGTGCGGATTGGGCATCTCAGAATGCCAGCGCTCGCCCCTCGCGCGGCGCGAAGGCTGGATGAACCATTTTATTCTCTTCCCTTAACTGGTCTGCCCGCGCCGCCGTATCGTAGAGCCGATGCGACATCACCAGCGTCGGACGCGGCGTCGCAAACCGATATGCCAGCATCTGCGGCAGCGGTCGCGCGGTCTCGTACAGGTGAAACACGAGCGCAGCGTGCAGCGCGACCAGCGCCTTATAGCTTGTCAGCGCCATATCGTCGGCGGCGACCTCCTCGGCCTGACGGAACGCGGCGTTGGCCTCGCTGCGAACCATCAAGACATCCTCGCGACTGGTGAAGTTGTAGTTGATAATCACCAGCGACAGTTGTTGCAGACTGAATGCGACGCAGGCGTTCTTGATCAGCATCGATGGCAGAAACAGCGGGTCGCCCCAGTTTTCTGGAAACTCTATTCGGTCATCACTGAATGATCCGGTGGCGGACGACGTGTGATCGACTAAACACTTGTAGGCCCGCCCATTATCCGCGTCCCGGAACAGCTCACCAAGCACGCAAACGACGCCGTTGTCCCAGATCACGCCACCTTCTGGATAGACAGCGAATGTATGGCACATTCGGTTGAACTCACTCATCGTCGCTCCGGTCAATCGAGCGAGCGAGAAGCAGTTGCTCAACTTCGGGCCAATTATGTTTGCGACGATGTAGTTCTCGGCGAAGCTCTTCATGTCACCGCAGGCGCGGCGCAGCTCGGAGCCGGTCGGCCCCTTCTGCTCGGTCGATGTTGCGAGCAACAGGTCAGCCGCGAGAATGGCGACCTTAGCAGCCTCACGAAGTTCGTTTGCCGGGATCATGGGACGGCCCCAAACGCTGTCACAAGTTTCCCGATCTCGCTGGTGAGACCGTTGGTGAGAGCGTTGATGGTTGTCTGATTGAGCTGCTCGGCATTGTATTCAACCCCGCCCTTGCTATCGCGCGTGCCGGTTGCCGGGGCCTGACCAAACTCGGTGAAGCTCATATCGAAGACGCAATAGCCGCCGGTCCTGCTCTCCTCGGTGACGCGATATTTCGTGCAAGCCACTTTCATATAGCCAAGCAATGGCAACTGCAGGGCGGCGGGACCGTCTTCCTCCAGAGCCTCGATCAGCTTGTCGCGTGCTTGAATGTAGTTCTTCTTCTTCAGCTCGTTGCCTTCGCCGCCGATGTCTTTCGGGTAGACAATGATGTAGCCGCGCACGGTGAACTCGCGCGCGCGCCTGCCCATGTCCTCGGCATAGGGCACGTCGCGCTTCGGAAATTCGTGGTTCACCACTCGGCGACCGGATTCACGCACCGCCGTCTCGACGTGAAAGCGAGCGCCGCGAAACTTGGCTGGCATCCACTTGTCGCGCCAAGCCTTGCCTGACTCCAGCTCAAGAATTTTAGTAGCCTTGGACTCCTTCAACCCCTTGCCACTGGCGACCGGGAACGGGTTCTGCGGCGGGTTCGGCCCCGTGGTTCGCAACTGGGCGTTAGAGATAAATGTGTCGGTCATGTCTACCATTGGATTTACCTCGCCATCACCAGAGCATCCCCGCGCTTCGTCGCGGCTTGTTTTCGTGCGCGGTTTCTTCCACGGTGGGGCCGTACTCGGTTAGCTGACCGGCATTCTGCTCTCGCATCTTGGTCGCTCTGAACAGCTCTTCCTTATTCTGGCCAGCGGACTGAGCGGCATTCTTGTCGGCAACCGTCACCGCCACCGTGCCGTCAGCTCTGATCGACTGGTCCTGCGACGCGGTAAGTGTCGCGCGGTTTAGTTCAGACGGAGATGGGAGGTCGCGAGCTTCAGGAAGTGTAATATTACCCCCTAGCTCGCCGCCCTTGTAGAGGCTCTGCAGTGGGTTGTCGCCACGTCTGGTGGTCGCCCCCGCTACTGCCACCCCCGGAACATTGCTCTTCTCAGCGACCTTGCTTTGCTGGTAACGCTGCATGCCTTCCGGCGTGAGCTGGGTGTGCAGATGCTTCCCGGTCGCGTGACCGGACGGATTCCGCACCTCATCTTTGAATGTGTAGTCTCGCCCCTCGACCATGCCGCGCTTGGCGAACATCTCGCGCTGCTTGGCCATTGCGGCATCGACTTGCTCTGGCGTCTGTGCGCGCGTGTCGAAAGCGAGCCCCTGTATGTGCTTGGACCCAGAAAATGCTTTTGATAGGCGGTGACCGGGGTCTCGGTAGCCGGATGTCGTCGTCATTCCGGCAGCTTCGGTATCCGCGCGCAGGGCAGCTATTCCGGCGATCCTGCCCGCAATGCTGTTATCAACCTTGACGTTTGACGGCCCCATCGCCCCACCCGGAGCCGGTGCTGACGAAGAGGCTGTCTCAGGTTTTGTTGCTTCCGGGATAACTTTATCGGTCGCTAAATCAATTCCCTGCGCTCGGGTCGGGTTGCCCTGAGCATCGTTGACAGTAAGGCCGCCGGGAGCCTGCGACGGATTTTGCGCAGTGCCAGCCGGTGCTGACCCCTGAGCCGGTGCCGCTGGAGCCTGCGACTGCGGAGATGCACCGCCGCCGGGAGGACGAGCGCCGCCGCCGGGAGGACGAGCGCCGCCGCCGGGAGGAGTATTGCCTGTGAGGTCGAACTCGGTTTGCCCGGTCTCTTTCGCCGTAGCAAAGGCCCTGTCGAGAGGCGTGCCGCCACCACCGGGCTTGCCGCCGCCGCCACCGGGATGGTAGGCCGCAGTCTGAACTCCACCCTTGCCCTGACCCTCGCGCGCATCTTCCATGCGCTCGAAAAAGAGGTTGAGCTTCTCAAGCTGCGCCGTCAGCTTGCCAACCTCAGTTACATTCTTGTCGGTCTCGTCAGCCAGTTCAGCCGTTGTGAAGTTGATCTGCTGAACAAGCGGGTTGTTGTCGTTAGCCCCCCGGTAGTTCTGTAGCTGGACAGGCGGTCGCGCCGCACCGGGGACCGTCGATGGACCGGCTGGCGACGGAAGGTCTTGCGCCTCGCCAATGCTTCCTTGCGGTGGCTCTGCTTGGGCTGGCGACCCAGACAGTGGCGCGGCTTTGGCCGCTCTGTCTGCGCTTTCCTTAGCGGCGTCGTCCTGCGGTATCCCGGTCGCACCCGCGTCTTTTTTCTCGGCGTCCTTCTTGATGTTCTCGGACTGACCGAAGACCTTCTGGTAGAGACCGTAAACGTCCTTGAAGATTTCAGCCACCGCAGTCATGTTGGTGCGGATCGAGGTGAGCGTCTCAGGGATCGTCTCGATGAACCCCGGCAACTTATTGATCAAGTCAATGAGCCCGGTCTTCATTTCAGCCAACAGCGCTGGCAAATTCGTATTCATTGAGATCAGCGCGTCGCGCAGGATCGGCAGGCCTATCGCGAGCAGCTCGGTCTCGAAGATATTCCACTCGTGGCCAATATCGCCCCAGAGCAGGGCGATCTCTTTGCTCAGAATTGCTATTCGATCCAGCTCCTTCGCCCGCTCCGGGCTCGGGTCAGCCAGCTCGCCGATTTCCACATCCTCGGCTGAGACACCAAACTCGCCAGCGAATTGATTGGCCAGCGACCGCGCAATGCCCTTCGCAACACCGGACTGCAAGAGCTGCCGCTCCAGCGCTTTGGCATAACGGACGACTGCGTTGCGTGCCTTGTTTGGGTCCATCGTCGCGAGCTGGTTGACCCAGTTCGCATCGACGCCCATGCCGATGAGCCGCTGCCGTAGTTGTGAATTATTTTTCCAGAGATCGAACTGCGCGTCCTGTATGCCCTGAAAACTGCGGACGATGGATTCAGACGACATGCCAAACCGCTTGGCCTCGTCCTGAGCAAACTTCAGCTCGGCGAAGCTCATGCCCATCTGCTTCGCGGTCTTGCCCAGCACGTCCATCTCGCGCGCAAAGTGGAATACCGAGACGCCGTAGGCGACGACAACGGCACCAAGCGCCGCGACACCGAGAGCGACGGAGCCGACACCGATTGCTGCCACCCTCGCCGCCACGTTGACCGCGCCAAACGCCGTACCTAAGTCCCAGACAGCGAGCCCCATGTCGCGCACACCGGCTGCGATCTGCGGCATTGAGCTGAGCCCGCGCGTGGCAACGCCCAAGCTCTGAAAGCTGTTTCTAAGTTGCTCGCCAGCGCGCGCCCCCTCGCGCATGTGCTGGTTGAGCGTTCGAACGACGGGCGAGGTCTTGTTGGTCGTGTTGGCGAGATTGGTGACGCTAGTCGATGCGACGTTGACCGCTTGTGTCAGGTTCTTTGCGGACCCGGTGAGCTGGCCAATCTCGGCCCTAATTTTCATCAACCCCGGAGACGCATTGTCTACGAGGTTGACTGTCAGTCGTAGTTCTTCAAATTCTGCCATCAGTTGGTCGCCAACAATTTTCTAGCGGTATCTTTCGACATGCCGCCGCTATCACTGCTTCGCTCTGTTTCAGTTTTCTTGAACGCTCCGCTCCCCTCGACCTCAACCTTGGTCCCGGATGGCGCGACGACGGTCGCCTTGAGCTTGCCATCCACATCGGTCTTCGACTTATCCTTAGTCAGTTGATCACGCTCCAGAGCCGCGCGCTCGACTGTCGGACCCGGTCGAATCGGGACGACGTTGTTGGTTTTGGCGGCTGCGGTTTTGGTTGTTGTAGCTGCGTTGGCTGCGGCAATCTCTCGCTGCCGCCGCTCTCTCCACGCACGCGAACCTGCATAACCCCAGTCGTTGAAGCGCTCGCCGTTGATGTTGACACCAACGCCACCAGCGTAATAGTTCGGGTCGCCCTTGCTCCCTTGATCGGTGTGGCTCGCGATGGTGTTGCTGCCACCAAGCGCCGCGTCGATCTGTCTGTTCATCTGCGCGGCGTAGGCCGGGTTGTTCATCTTGGCGAGATGCTGGTTGATAGCTCCGCTGCGGATCGGTCCGTAGAAGCTCTTGCCGTCCTTGCCGACAATCATGTCTCTTAGCGAAAGCGGCGGTAGGCCCCGCCTCGCGCGGGACTCGTTAACCAGCTCAGTGCGGTTCATTAGGCTTTCGACAACGGCTGGACCGGCTCCGGGATTTTCAGCGCTAAGAATAGCGCCAAGCAATTTTCTGGTTTCAGGACTATTTTGCAGCTCCTTCCTGAACCCAGCGCGCTTCGCAGCCAGAAAGGCGGACCCACTGCCAGCGGATTCGGGGGAGACGCCATCAACTCTGGCGTTATCGTTGCCAGCACCGTCTACTCTGGCGCTGTCGCCGCCGCGCTTCGCGCGCACCTCTGCGACCGATGAATCGCCCGCATAGCGCAAATCCATGTTAGAGACTGATCGCCGCGTCGTGCCGTACTGATCCACGAACGTCGCCATGTTCGTCTTCGCATTATAGCTGCCGGGGACGATGGTCATGACATGACCGCCGGTCTGTCCCTTGCCCAACGGTGAGCCGAGACCGCCGCCGTAACGGCGCACGTTGTAGCTGGCGATCATGCTGCCGAATGGGCGGTTCGGGTTGTTGATGTCCGACTTGTCTTGCTTTTCGCCCCAGTCATTCCAGTTGGAAGCAACCGCGCCGCCCGGTGGCGGCTTGTAGCCAGCCGACATCACATACTTGCTGGCAACGATACCGCAGGCTGGGCCACTCATTTTGTAGCCCTTCGCGGCGAATAGTCTTTCCAACCCTGCAGTATCGCCAGCGCGGCCCAGCACCTCGACCTGTTTCATCGTCTCCGGGTCGATGCCCTTGCCATCCATGTCGGACAGCCCCGCTGGCCCACCGGCACCATAATTACCACTGGCTCCACCGTATCTGCCGCCGCCACCTTGCCCGCCGGTATACCCACCACCACGCGCCGCGCCCGCTGATCCACCAAAGGTTGCGTTCTGGAAACCACCGCCGCCGCCACCACCGACACCCATTTCGGCGCGCTCAATAAATTCGTTGAGCCGTTCGAAATGCAGGGTGAGCTTGACGATCTCGCTGGTGCTATCGACAGTCGAGTCGCGCAGCTCGCGTTGCGCGAAGGAGGCGCGGACCAGCAACGGATTGTTGTCGTTGGATGCACCGCCCTTGTAACTCTGGAGACGGAACTCTGGAGACGGGAACCACGGTCGCGCTGGTTGTGGGCCACCGCCAGAT